GGCTTGTGCTGTAGCTGTAACTCCAGCTACTGTTACAGGTGTTGGTATTGGTAATCAACCGTTTAACATCGTGTTTACGGACAACTGGATGAAACGTAATTATATGATTGAGTCACCTCTTGGTGTACAAGCATATGTACTGCAAGATCCTGTTAAAGTAAATGAAGGATTTCAATATTTGTTGCAACTTAACGCTGTAGCAGATAGTATTTCTGTACCACCATCTGAACTTGTTGCTGGTACTTTGTGGTCAGATCTTAACACCTTTAACGCCGAATCAGAATCTCGTGGTACTGAGTTTAAGCGTGTAGCTCCTGGTAAATACAAAAACCAAATGTCGGTTATTCGTATGTCACATCAGTGGGCTGGTAATTCAGCTAATCGTGTAATGGCAATTTCTATCAATGCAGAAGGAAAAGCTCCTATCAGCTTGTGGATGGATTTTGAACAATATCAATTTGAACGTGCTTGGTTGGAAGAAGTAGAACATATGTTCTGGTATTCTCGCTACAACCGTAGAACAAATGGTGAGATTCCTTTGAAAGATATTTTCACAGGTAAACCTATCCCTACTGGTGCAGGTATCTTGGAACAGATCAATAACTACGTTACTTACACTCGTTTGACTTATTCTTTGCTCCAAAATGTAGTAGCAAATGCTTTCTTTGGTCAATCTGATACAGATGGTATCTCAATTACCTTGTATACAGGACGTGGTGGAATGAGAGAGTTTGATCGTGCGATGAAAGAATCTGGTACTATCCAGAACCTTCTTGCTCAAGGTGGTGGTTCAGCAGCCGATAAGTTTATCAAAGGAGATTCTAATTATGACTTGTTGTCAACTGGTTTCTTCTCTGCAATGTACCACATTGATGGATATTACATTAAAGTAAAACACAATCCTATCTTCGATTATGGTCGTAGAGCAGTAAAATCACCTTTGCACCCTGAAACTGGATTCCCTCTTGAGTCTTACCGCATGGTGTTTATTGATGATGGAATGTTTGATGGTGAACCTAACTTGCAATTTGTTGCTGAAAAAGGTCGTAGAATGTTACATGGTGTTGTAGCTGGTTTGACCCCTGTTCCTAAACAATACAAAATTATCCAAAACTTGGGTAATATTGGATCAGGTGATCTAGCAGCACTTAGCTCAGATATTGATGCTTCTAGTTATCATAGAATGTCAACAGGTGGAGCTACTCTCCGTAGAGGTAACACAAGCTTGCATATGGAAATTAGTCCAAGTATTGCAGGATTCGCATAATAGTTTAGTTTAGTTGGTTAGATAGGTGGCTTAAAACGCCACCTTTCTTTTTATAAGCTTTTTGTAGCAAATACACATTAAATTTGTTACAAAAAGCTTTATTTTTTGAATAAGCTCAATATTATGCAGAGCTTGACAAAACAGTATTATTAAGTTTACTTTACAGAATAATCAATTAAACTAAACTTATGTCAAAAAAGATTGAGATTCATCGTCACTACAATTTAGTAGAAATGTCCCAAGAAGACCCAGCAGTAAAAGCTTGGTTGGGGGAAGCTTATAAACCGCTAGGGCCTTATTTTAAAGGTAAAATAACAGGTACTGGCTTGTCTTCATTTGAAGAACAACGTCTATTGTTACCAGACTTTCTGGGTATAGAAAGTAATGATAGAAACTTTAGAGCAGAGGTTATGCGTCATTATGATAATCTTCTGGTTAGAATCCCAAAAGAAGGGTTAACACTTGAAATTGGCTTAGAAAAAGATAATTCAAGACCACCTTCGTTAGACAATCAACCAATATCGTTACGTGATTACTTAATTTATAGATGGGCTGTAGAACACCCTGATGTAGCACTTACTAAAGATGAGGCTCAACGTAGCTACAGTAAAAAATTCTTTATTCTAGATCCTAATCAAGTTAATGCTCAAGCTCTTTCTGTAAATAGTTTGGAAGATAAAGCTTACGAGTTGTATATGAGGTTTAAAGATGATTCAATAAAAGTAGATCAAATCCTTACTATGCTTGGACGTAATATAACCAATCTAAAGAAAGATAAGATCCTTGTCTTGAAACAGTATGCTTCTAAAAATGCTAAACTAGATCCTACACAACAAGCTGAAGCTTTTAAGAAGTTTATTGATGTTTGTGAAGATAAAGACTTGGAAATGAAGTTTTGGATTGAGGAAGGTATTGCTATTCAATACCTAAAACGAGTTGGTAACAATATTGTTTACAACGAAACAAGTATTCCAGTAGGAGTAAATATGAGCGATGCTGTACTTTACTTCAAAAACCCTAAAAATTCAAGGGAACTTAATTTGTTGAAAATGCAATATCAACAAAAAGCTAAGAAAGGTGATGCTTATTTGTCTAAAGAAGCACAAGAAGCTAAATCTAAAGAAGTTTCAACAGAAACTGTATAATACCTACTAACCAACTAAACTAAATTATGAAATTAGAGAACTATACCCCATCTTCGCGTGGGGTACTCTTTTATGAAGTAAGAGAAGAGAAGACTAAAGGTGGTATTTATATACCAAAAGCTGATTTTGTGATTAAAACTCATGCTGATTTATTTGAGAACGAAAAAGAGCATAAAGCAGATCAGAAAATCGGTGATTACATTGTAGTAAAAGTAGGTAAAGATGTAAGTGAGATAAAAGTAAGTGATAGTGTTATAATTATGCCTGGAATCTCACCACAACAATTAGTATTTGAAGAAGGTATTTATTTACAAGTTCCTGAAATGCAAATAGTAGGTTATGAACGAAAGTAGAGAATCAATAACTTCAGTATTTGATTTATTTATAGCTGAAAACGTTAATAATCCAACACCTAGGCTATTTAAATCTATTAAAGAACACGCAAAAATAAATACAGAAACAGGTGCTTGGTTTAGAGAACAGGTAACTAGTTATGTTCCAGAAAGTGAGTTGAGTTGGCAAGATTTAGATAGATTGTATGAAGAATGTGATAAAGTTTATAACGACCTTCCAAACGAACTAAAAATTAAATTTAAACAAATGTTGATCCAAGACTGGGTTACAAAAGTATAATGGAATGTTTTCAATTACACCTAGAAGTTAATCAACGTCTTCAGGAAGTTGCTAGTTTTAAAAGAAACAAGTACTTTCCTGAAGAAATTGATATTGCTTTAAACAAAGCACAGTACAGGTTACTTGAGAAAAGTGTAGAACAAGATTTCCAAAGCAATCAATTAAATCTATCAACTGTATCAGGATTGATTCAAACCAATAAAATGTTGGATTTGATTATACCAAGTGATGCAGATAATTTAAATGAATTAAACATACTTAACCAATATTCTACAATTCCTCCAGATTTGTATTGGACAATAAACACAAGGGTAGAAACATTAACTGATCCAAGAAATTGTGAAGAAGCTCCTAATTTGGGTACTAACACTATTTCAGAATACGTAGTAGCAATAGGTTACCCTACACCAACAAGTCCAAGTCCATTTTATGGTAATCTTCAAATAACCAGTTCAGTACAAGGTACTTTGTACACAGCACCAGCAGGTTTGGCTTATGGTGTACAAACTAGCCAAGGAAGGTACATTATAACACAAAACATATTAGAGTATTTTTATAAACACCCAACGGTTAAAGCATATTGGGAAAGATACAGAAACACTTATCAACAAGGTAAATTTATCTTTGTATCTAACTCTCCATTTGGTTCAATAACTATAAACACAACAACAGGGACTACATCTGCTTTACAAACACAAACAAATTATTCTATATTCAATAGAGGTGCAATAAATTCATTAACTTCTAAAAAAGTACAGATCAGTACAGCTAGGTTGGTACAACAAGCAAATCTTTATTTAAGCTTGTTTAATAATACGTTTTACAACACTTCTGTAGATAACTCTATTGTAACTCAAAACTTAGATTATTTTACAGTTTATAGAGATAAAAGCTTCATAGTAACTAAGTTGATGGTTGACTACATTAGGAAGCCAAGAACAATTTCTTTAAGTTTGGATCAAACTTGTGAATTAGCTGATAATACACACCCAAAATTAATAGATTTAGCTGTGGAATTATTAAGGTTAGATACAAAAGATAATAGTTATCCAGCTTCAGTACAAGATACAGAACTTAGAAATTAAACTTAAAAAACAATAATTAATTAAATATGTCAATTTATTCAAAAACTCTTTCTGGTATAAATCAAAAGGTAATTGTAGGAACAGCTACTTATACTGCTCAAACAACCTACGCAGGGTTCGTAACATCTGCTGCTGATGGTGAAGTTGGTGTATTCCTTGAAAATGGTACTAGACAAACAGCAGCTTTGACTGCTACTAACCGTTTCTTCATTGCTCAAAAACGTGATGGGCAAGTTAATAAAACACCTATTTTTAACTTCTCTGATGTAACCCGTAAGGTACGTTCAGCTTACACTGCTCCAACTGCTAAAGTTGTAGCTTTGGGTTATCATCCAACTGCTGCTGCATCAAGTACTTTTGGTCTCGATTTCAGTACAGCTTCTCAAACCAACACACTTAGTATTGGTATTGTAGCTAGAGATCTTACCCCAGGTAATATGCCTTGGCCTATTCAAGAGGGTTATGCTACTGTAAATAGTACAAACGTAAATCAGTACTCTGTACTTGCAGAGGTTGTAAAACAACTAAATGGTAGTTTAGATTATGAAAATCTTGTTACAGACCGTTTTGTACGTGCAACAATTCTTCAAAGTGCAACTACTACCGCAATCACTGTAGCTGCTTCATTATCTGTTACTTTTGGTAGTAACATTGTAACTTTTAACGCTGCTCCAACTGGTGCGCCAGCAGTAGGTGGTTTCTTGGCAATTGGTGGTACTGGTCAACTTGGAGATGTTTACAGGGTAACTGGTATTA